ATTGCTGTACGCTTTGGGTCTACTGTAAACTGGCGAGTAGTAAAGTCGTAGTTGACTCCAAGAGCCTTAAGCATATTAGTTCTAGCAGTAGCAAAGTCTTTAGCAGTTCTTAAACCATTGTTGTCAAAAAACACTGCTGCTGGGTCTACTGTTTGTCCACTCTTAAGTGAATACTTATTAGCAGCAAACTGACGATACCATGCATCAAAATGAGCAAGAGTTAAATACTTGTCATTAGTACGGCGTAGTTCTTCTGTTGATAATGCACGAAACTTACGACCAGTCTTAAGACCAACTTCTTCTAGTGCAGAAGAAAGAGTAGATGGCGTAAAAATAGCGTCAATAATATCTTTATCAAACTTACCGCCAAGGGATGTTCGAGCAGAAACTGATGCAGCCATTGAGTTGATTACATCTGGATGATTAATAAATGCATCCTTAAGCCACTTAAATCGCGTAACTGATTCATCTACACCAAAGGCTGAAAAAACACGGCTGACAGTTTCTTCACGAATCATCATGTGTGTTACTTCTTCAATTGGAATATCATTTCTAACAGCAAGGTCAGAAGCAATTTGAGAACGTTCAGCAATACTAAGTTTTTCTTCTGGACCACCCTTACGGAATGCTATATTAATACTACGGCGAATAGGACCAACTGATGCTTTAGAACCAGTAAGTGCTGTGGCTACATTTTTAAACTCTTGAACATCTCTAATTTTTCGTAAAGAAATTAAATCAAGTAATGGAGCATTTAAACTATACATAAATGCTTCATCAATAGCAGAACGAATACCTAAACGTGGAAACAATGTAAGGATTGTCCAAAGGTTTACAAACTCAGAGACATACTTGTTGCGTGTAGCACCATCAAATATGGCTGGAATAGAGTTTTTGCGGCGCGTAGATGCAGCAACCTGAAGAATCTGCTCATATGGCAAGGCGCCAATACCTTGCGCTACCTGACTAGGTTGAACAATACCACGGGCATTAAGAATAGGAGATTCATTTTCAATACGCATAACGTGTGGACTAACACTATCAATAAAATCTGTAGGTATTTCTGTTCTAGAAGTAGTAGTCATACCAGAACGATTATTAAAAGTCCTATTAAGGATTTCTTCCATAATCTTACGGCCTTCGGCTGTGCCATGTAGACCATAACGGTGCATAACCGCCGCATATAGGTTACGAATAATAATAACTTGTTCATCAGCCTGTGAGTCCAAGAAATGGAATGTTACAAAGTCTGCAATATCACGACTAAAAACTTGTCTTGCTACAAGACGAAAGTTTTCTGCAGTTTTAACAGCATCTTCTCCAAGAAGAATCTGTGTTCCCGCAGGATTACGGCTTGCTAACTTGCCAACAATCTCACCAATACGGCGTGCTCGTTTAATGTCTTTATCAATTTCATTAAAGCGTTGGATTCCAGCAATATTAACGCCTTTGTCAATATCAGCACCAGCGGTTCTAAGAATACTTGCAGCATCTAAACCTTTATTTTGTGCACTAGCAAGGTCAACTGCCGTTTTTCCATTAGCAGCATTTGGATTCATAATTGCATCTACAATCTTAGCAATACCCATGCTAATATGACGCTCTGATTGTGCGTTTGGAACACCATTGCGCATAAATGTAATGCCATCAACGCGACCATTAAGCAAGATTCCAACATTTTGAATCTCGCCAAAAAAACTTTCAGCACTTTCTGAATCAAAAACCTTTTTACCCGCTAATGTTGTTACAACTTCAAAGTTACTAAAGCCAGGATAGTTCTGAACTAAATCGCGATAGGCATTTGAACGCTCCATTGAACCTTTTCTAGCACTAGCAAACCTTCTAATTGCAGGACCCACGCCTTCATCCCATAGGTTTTTAACTTTAGGGTCTGCAAATGTTGTTGCAATTGCACCTTTAAAGTTACCCTTGGAGGCTTCGTTCATAATATTTTCTGCAATACGACCACCTCTAGTGGCTAATTTGCTAGTTCCGCCAGTTACCCACGATAGTGGGTCAATAGCAATTTGATAAATTGTATCAATCGTTCCAGTTACACCAGTTTGATATTTACCAGACAAAACACGTGTGTTTAGGTTTCCACTATTAGCCTGATTTGCTGTGTAAATATTTCGATATAGGTCACGACCTGGAGAAATACCAGCAGCCTTAGTGTCAAAAATAATCTGAGCAAACTGTTTTTCATTATCAAAAGCATTTGTAATAGCACTAAGAATCTTTGGGTCTGGTTTACCATAGGCTTCAATAATTTCACCAGGAGTTTTACCAGATAATAAACCTTTTGCTACAAGAACATTTTCTTTGCCGTAGCGGGCTTCAACTGCAGCAACTGCACCTTTATCCCAAGCGTCACGACCATTGTATGCATCATCCCAAGTTTGTTTAGAAAATGGATTAGAACCTTGCTGAATCTGACGAACTCCAACATAACCAGTATTAAGCGCTTTGCCATATGCAGCAGCCGCTTGATACGTTGTAATAACAGGACTAAATAAACCCTTCAACCCATAAGTAACTGCACCTAATCCACGTTGAAGCAAACTTGGGTCTTCTTTAGTAAACTTAGCGTTTGGGTAAAGAGCCTTAATATTTGTTTGTGCTTCTTCTGTTAGTGCTTGAAACTGACGCTTAGCATCATCTGCTTTAAGCGCACGAAGTTTTTTTGCTTCTTTAACAGTATAAGCCAACTGCTCAACTGCAACTCGTTGTTCAAAAGATAAGTTAGCATTATTTGCGGCAGCATAAATAGAGGGATTAGTTTCTCCTACGACTGAATTTATGCGAGCCATTAGTACCCATATTCAGCAAGAGTTGAGTAAATAAGTTCGGCTTCTCCAGTTGGGTCAAACTGTGCAATCTTACGCATAGTTACAGAAATAGGTTCAGTAGTTGTAGGAAGATTCATTACTTCACTTCCTGGACCTTCACCAATGTTAATGCCAGATGTAATAGGTTCGTTTGGACGAGAGGTAGGAGCCATCAATTCTGTTGGCATTTCCATCTGAACTAATCCTGAATTACCAGTTGCACTGGCTCCCATAGTGTTTCCAGCCATAGGTGCTGCTACTTGGTTTGCGTAATTTTCTTGTCCTTGTCCGTAGGGCAATCCTGACATGTACCTTGCACCTTGTGTTGGTCCGCCGTCAGTGCGCTTAGAAAGAGCGCCAGGACCTGATACTGCTGCTGGATTAGACGGGGCACGATAACCACCTTGTGCTGCCATTATTCATCTCCTTCATCTTCCATTAATTCATCTTCTTCATCTACTGGCGGAGTTCCAAAGGAATCTTTATTATATTCCTTAGCCATACGCATCATCCCGTAAGCATTCCAGGGTGTCATTGCCTCTGATACTTCCGTGTGCAAGTAACGAGTTCCATCATAGTCTGCCCATTCTGTAATTATTAGCCAGTTAGCGCAGATGTAGTTAAACCCTTCAGGGTCTTCCTCTATTAGAACTTTTAATGCTTGCTCTATTTTCTCCCTGAACTTCTCACTCATTTTGCGTTCCGATTAACTTTTTGTTCCAGTACATGAAATGGAGCCGAAGTTCCATTGTTGTTAAGTTCTGCAATCTTCATTGCTTCTAGAACTTCTGCTCCTGCATGTAGTGCGCCTAGCGCATAATCTCCACCAGAACCAATTGCATAAAGTCCAGTGTCATTCATAGCAACTGCAAAGTCGCTATCAATTTCAAACAAACTTCCATTGATTCCAATAAGAAGTTGTAGTTCAAACTTATCATCATTATCTGATGGCTTATTAAACTCAATGCCAGCCTCAGATAATGTCTTTTTAAGTGATGGTGCTACTTTGTTAATTACAAACTCGTAAAGATTTTGTTTTGCTTTAGCACTTAAAAGCGGTGGTTGCCATCCATGTAGTACCACTTGTAAAGCACGATAGTCACCAGCACCACCAATAATGTAACTTCCACGTTCTACCGCCTTTACCATTTTAGGATGGGTATAAACCTTGCCACCCTCTGCTACGCGAGAATCAAATGCTATGACGCAACCATCTGCGTTCTGTACGCCTACGATTGTTGTCATTGTCCCCTACCTCGTTATCTTTGAGTTACTGTTCTTGCCGATGCGTTTGCCGTCCCACCCATTGTTAGGCTGGAAAGTAAACTTTGTAATCCTTGAGGTGGTGCGCCACCTGCTGGAGCAGCGGCGGGAGCAGGGGACGGTTGCTCAACCATAGGTGCTTCTCCAGCAGGTGGTAATTCTGGAGCAAACACGTCATTGATTGCGTCCTCAATCTGAGTGCCCTTCTGGCGCATACGGATAACTTCTGCAATCTTCTTAACGATTGAAGTAGGGTCTCCGCCATTAGCAATAAGTTGTGGTATTGCCTGCGCTGATGCATTAAGAGATGAGATAAGCGCATTACGCATTTCCTCAACCTCAATCTTTTCCTGCTCTTGAGTTACGTTAACTCCGAATGGTAACTCACGTTGTGCCAAATCCTTGGAGATTAATTTACCACCAAGAGCCTGCAACATAAAGATAAGTCCTTGTGCTGGATTAAGACCAGCCAACATTCCATAACGAACATCAGCAGAGTAATCTCCCTTAATGTCCTTTGATGGTAGATACTCAATTGCATAAGGGCTACCAGCATCAATACCACGAATAGCCTTTTGCTCATTAAAGATTTTCTCATCTACTTCAAAGCAAATTGAGATAACAGTCTTTAACGCAGATGCAAAGATAGCCTGCGCTGATTTAACTTGTGTGTCAAATCCACCCATAAGGGCTTGAACGCCTTGACCAGTAATGATTGAAGCATCAACATTTCCAGTACGTGATTCAGGATAGCGTGTTCCAGTACGTAGTTCATTCTGTAGAACTTCTTGCTCATTAAACAATGAGCCAGATACTGGTAGTTCAACTCGGCGAACACCTGCTGGGTTCTTAGTACGGATAACTCCGTCTCCAC